TTTGGTTGGTATTCATACAGAATCTTTAACATTTAAGTGTTCTAGAGACAATTATTCTTCCGAACATGTATATCCTAGAACAACTGATCATGTAGCTGGAATTTTAACTACAGTTACTAAGTTAGATAATAATATCTTTAGTGTATTTGTTGGAAGTGCAGTTGGTGAAGATGCGAATATTACAGCTACTCCAAAAACAGTTAATACTCATGTATTTGATAGTGCAAATAGTACTTTATCTGATTGTATTTTCATCAATGATTGGACTGGTGCTACTATAAAATCAATAGCAGTAAATAATGGTGCAGATTATGATCCCAATACAGGTGACTTAATTTTAGATATTGGAACTGCAAGTATGCCTTCAACTTCAGATAAAGTTGGTATTAAGACGGGTGCTATAGCATTTAGATGTAATCAGGATGATTATAATAGTGTACATAAGTACCCTAGAACAACTGACCCAGTTAATGGAACATTTATTGATATTACTAACGTGAATACTTCTACTGGAAAAATTACAGTTAATGTTGGGAAATCTAATGTAAATTGTGGTGGTGCATTAGACTTTACTGTAGTTGGTGGTGGAACAAGTTATACCAATCCTAAGATATTTGTTACTGAACCTTCTTATGCTGGTTTAGGTATAACAGGAGTTTCTAGAGTTGGTGAAGGTCCAACAACAGATACTGGTTTTGGATTGCGTTTGGATGTTGTAGTAGGTGCTGCTCAAACTTCTGGTATATCATCTGGTTTTTATGAAGTTTCTAATTTTGATGTCACTAGAAGTGGATATTCATTTAAACGTGGTGACGTTTTCTCACCAATTGGATTAGTTACTGATAGAAAATTATATGAACCATTTGAACAAGCAACTATGGAAATTGATAATATCTATACTGACGATTTCTCAATGTGGCAATTTGGAGAATTTGATTATATTGATTCAATTAAAAATTATCAAAATGGTATAAGAACTAGATTCCCATTATTCTATAATGGATCAAGAATTAGTGTTGATGGTGATACTGATTTTGATAGTGCTCTTGCAAATGTGATGTTTGTTGTTATAAATGGAGTTATTCAGCAACCAAAAGAATCATATGATTTTATTGGTGGAGCATCTATAAACTTTACAATGCCTTTAGATACTGAAGATAATGTTGCTATATTCTTCTATAAAGGAACTGATAATGAAGATGCTGTTGTATCTACAGGAACAACTGTTTATATTGAACTTGGTGATAAAGTTGAAATTTCAGGTATTGGAACTATTGCTGAACAAGATGATAGAATAGTTAAAAATTTAAATACATCAACTAGTTTAGAGACGAATTTATATAATGGTGTTGGTATTAATGAGGATCTTTATAGACCATTGAGTCTTATAAAGCAAAAGCAAGATAGAATAATTGATAAAGAATTTATATCCAAGAAAAGAGTTAGTTTAGAACCAGTAATTCTTCCAACTGCAAGAATAATTGATGATATTACTACAAGTGATACTTCCTTTTTTGTTGATAATGCACACCTATTTGATTATGAAGGAGCAAGTCCACAATTTAGTGGAATAATTGTTTCTGGTAAAGAAAATCCAACTATACCAGATGCAGCTGCTACTATTGATAGCACTGCAACTACAGTAACAGCAATTTCAGTTACTGGAGGTTCTGGGTATACTTCAGTTCCATCTGTTTCTATTTCAGCACCACCAGAAATTGGTGTTGGTGTTGGAACTACTGCTACTGCAACTGCAACTATATCTAATGGTACTGTAAACACCATTACAGTAACTGAAGTGGGACTTGGATATACAATCGCACCTAAAGTTTTAATTGAACTACCAGATTCTGTAGATGAATTAGTAAAATGTCCTACAGGAGGTACTATTGAAGTTCTATCTACTTCAGGTATAATTACAGGAATAGGAACTACTACTATTGGTTCATCATTAGGGATCAAATTCTTTGCTAAGGGACCAACCGTGGCTTCATTTAATCCTATATCTGTTGGGAATCCAATTTATGTTTATGATACAGCAGTTGGAACAGGATTAACTTCAATGAATGTTGCTGATACTACTATAGTTGGAATTGGAACTAGTTTTACTGACAATGTATATTCCGTTTCAGAATTTACTACTCGTGGAGATGGTAATAATGAATTTCTTGGAATTATTACATGTGTGATAAAATCAGATACTAATGTAGTTGGTTTTGCATCAACTGGAGCAAGTATTAACGATCCTGTTGGATATTATTCTGTTGGAAAAATATCAGGATTTGATAGAAGTAGTTCACCAATTTCTATTAATGTTAATGGATTGACAGTTAATAGTGGGTTAACAACATTCCCAACATTACAGAGAAGAGGTGGTCCAGGAGATGATACTTGGCAACAAACTGGAGGTTTAATAACACCAGAATAATGATTCTTTACATATCTTGTATAAATATCTAAAAAACTATTAAGATGCCAGCGGTAGTAACAGATCAATTTAGAATAGCAAATGCTAGTAATTTTATAGATTCTATATCAGATACTAGTAATTCTTATTATGTATTTTTAGGATTAGCTAATCCTACAACAGGAGGTGGTTTAGATGAAGGTGGATTGGGAATTGGAAGAACTTCTACATGGAATTCTGGAAATTTAGCAAGTATTCCTTCACCAACTGATAATTTTCAATATCAATCACTTTATGCAAAAACAGCTCTTTTTGGTAAAAAGATAAATTCATCTAATGCTAGAAGAGTAATTAAAAAATATACATGGGTAGCCAATACTAGTTATGATATGTATAGGCATGATTATGATATATTAAAAAATCCAACACCTAATGGTCAAAGTAATTTATACAATACAAACTATTATGTAATGAACTCTGATTTTAGAGTTTATATTTGTATCGATAATGGTTCATCTGGTACATTACCAAAAGGTAAAAAATCATTAAATGAACCAACATTTACTGATTTAGAACCAGCTCCAGCTGGAGATGGAAGTGATGGTTATATATGGAAGTATCTTTTTACAATTAATCCTAGTGATATTATAAAATTTGATTCTACTGACTACATTGTATTACCAAATAATTGGTCTACATCAACTGATTCTCAAATACAAACTGTTAGGGAAGCTGGTGATTCTGAAATTTACAATAATCAGATTAAAAAGGTTTATATTAAGGATGCTGGAAGTGGATATACCAAAGGATCACATACGGTAAATATACTTGGTGATGGAATAGGTGCTAAAGCATTAGTAACTGTTGATAGTGATTCTATCTCTAGTGTTGATATTATATCTGGAGGTTCTGGGTACACTTACGGTATTTTAGATTTAAGTGGATTTAATGCTGGTGCTGATATTGGTACTGGATCTTATGCAACACTAATACCTATTATTCCACCATCAAAAGGTCATGGATATGATCTTTATAGAGAACTAGGTGCAGATAAAGTTCTAGTTTATGCCAGATTTGATGATTCTACCAAAGATTTTCCAGTTGATACTCATTTTGGACAGGTTGGCATCATAAAGAATCCACAAACTTTTGGTTCTAGTCAAATATATACAGGAAGTGTATATTCATCCTTAAGTTCAATGATGCTTACAAGTAATTCTGTTGCAGATGACCTTCTTACTCAATCAAATGTTGTGGGTGTTGCTATCACACAAACTCGTGCTGATAATAAAATTGCTAAAGGATATGTTGCATCATATGATAGAGATACTAAAGTATTAAAATATTGGCAAGACAGATCATTATACTTCCCAAACCATGAAGACCAAAAGGATAATATTAATGTTGATGATATAGGAAGTTTATTAGCATTTACATCAGATGGTGGTGAAGTGGAATCAGCATTTCCTTCAAATTCATTTGATGTTACTATTGATAGTAACATGTCAGGTATTACAACAGCAGTTGGAAACAAGTTAGTAAATCTTGGTGTTGAATTCACAAATGGTCTTGCAAATCCTGAGATAAATAAAAAGACGGGTGATATAATTTATATCGACAACCGCAAAGAGGTTGAACGTGATTCAAGACAAAAAGAAGACGTTAAAATTATTCTGG